CGGTGTGCACGAAGGATGCCGCGCCGGCGGTCAGCAGGTTCTCTGCTGCGCCACCCGGTGTCTCCCAGGACTTCAACTGATCGTCGAGGCTCTTGTGCTTCATGGTGTCGTAGATGAAGTTCCAGACGATGCCCTGCCCCATCGTGCTGGCTAGGATGCGGACCACGCCCTTGAGCGCCTGTCCGGCGTCGCCCTTCTCGATGCCGTAGCGCACCTGGTGGAACGATCCGGCCACGTTGTTGTAGTTGGCGATGTCGAAGGTCATGCGGTTGAGCAGGGCCTTGAACGCCGGGTTGCGCTTCAACTCCGGGATGTCCTTGTCGGCATTGGAACCGGCAATGCGGTTGACGACCTGCATGGCATAGGCGGCCGATTCCTTGGGGTTGCTGGTCAAGGCCATGTGCTTCTTGAACGCGGCATTGGCGGCGATCACGGACTGCGATTGCCAGAAGAGCTTGTGGACCATCCACATGCCCGCCTGCTGCATCTTATCCTTGGCATCGGTGTAGAGCGGGATGTTGTCGGTGATGTGCTCCTGGGCCTTGGACTGCGCTTCGAGCTCGGGCATGAGGTCGTACATGCGACGGGTGACGCCACGGACATTCAGACCGTACTCGATCGCCGATGCGATGGCGTGCAGGCCACCGACCTCACTGGCCACTTGGACGGACTGTGATGCGTGGGCCGCGGCGAACACCGGATTGAATCCCCAGGCGGCGAAGTTGGCGTTGCTGGTGATGGTATTCACAAACTTGGCGAGGAAGCCGACCGATCGGCGGTTGCCCACGGCCATGCCCTGCGCCTGTCGCAGGAAGACTTCGTAGCCGTGGCGACCAAGCGCACGCTCCATGGCGTCCTTGACCGTGGCGTTGGTTAGCAGCTTGAAGTTGTTCACCAGGAAATCGCGGTGGGAGAGCTGGTGGACGACCTCGTACTGCGCGCGATCCCAGTCGGCCAGGTTGAGGCTGACGGCCTTCCCCTTGAGATTCGCCACGCGCTCCTTGCCACCGGCCACCGTCATGCCGCGCGTCGCTGATCCGCTCAGGATGCCCTGGGTGATCTCCTCGGGCGACTGCTCGGGCATGCCGTCGTAGTAGAGGTGATCGTAACCGCCCTTGTAGATGCCGTTCGGCAGTTTGACTGGCAACGCCTCGACCTTCTCGCGCGCGAATCCGTTGTACTTCTCGTCCTGCGACTTGATCTCGGACCACAGCGATTCGCGGTTGTCGACCATCTTGTTGCTGTAGGCGATGTCCTTGGCGTCCAGGCTCGAGAGGATCTTGATCACATCCTCGTGGCTCAGGCCGTGCATGTCCTGAACGCGCTGCCGGCCTTCCTTATGGCCGTAGGTCGCCAGGAGCTTGAGTTTCTCGCCCAGGCTCATCGTCGACCGAGGGTTGATCAGTTCATTGTCCGAACCCATGCGCCCCCACTGGATGCCCTTGGGCAGCGGCTTCTGACGCGTCAATTCGAGGCTGTTGCGCTTGCCCCATTCGGCGTTTGCCGCCCGCTTTGGTGCGTTCAGTCGCTCGGACAACTGGATCTCGCTGGCGTAGGCTTCGCCGGCCGGATGCACGAACGTCCGCTGCATCGGTCCCAGCTTGTGACCGTCTGCCTGCTCGGCGAGACGTGCCGGCCCTACAAGTTCCGCAAGGTAGTGCGCCAGCTTCCCGATGAACCCATGATCACCCATCCATCGCTTGATGGAGTTGGCCTCCAAGCCGGTAGCGATCTCGTTGGCCTTGGCCTGCAACTCGATCGCCTTCCCCTCGGCATCGACTGAGTTCTTCAGCCGTGCCATCTTGGCCAGGTTGTCGACGGCGTTGCGCACGTCACGGAACTCGTCGACTGTCAGCGTCTTCCAGTTGCGCTTGCCTGCCTTGTACTGATCCAGCACCGAGTCCGGGATGTCGGCCGCAAAGCCGGTCGGGTGGCCGTTGCTGTCGAACATCTCGCCGTACAGAAAATCCTGGATATTTTTCAGCGTCTGGAGGTTTTTTGACCCCAGGGTGGTCAGGTTGTAGAGATCCAGGATTTTATCGATCTGATCAAGATAGGGCGCCGTGCGCTCGAAGGTGCCGCCGGCATTCATGGCCTCGGTGCGCGCGTCCTTCTCGGCCGATGTGCCGCCGTCCTTGGGTGATGAAAAGGACTTCTGTGGCCGACCATCGGGGTAGGTGACGGTCCACTCGTAGCCGCCAGCCTTGCCGATGGCCTTGCGGGTTGCCGCGTTCGTCGCGATCTGTTTGAGATGGGCGCGGTCAGCCTCGGCGCGATCCTGGGCCTTGAACGCAGCCTTGGCCAGTTCGGCGTTCATCAGCTGCTGACGTTTCGCCTGCCAGGCATCGTCGTACCGGCCGTCATGCATGGCCTCGGCGTACCGCTCGGCCGCCTTCTTCTCGCCGGCCGTGAACCTCTCGGGCTTGAGCGACGACACCGTCTGCTCGCGCACGATGGCCTTGGCGGCGATCGTCATCTGCTTGCGCTCGAGGCGGAAGTCCGGGCGCTCGACGCCAGCGAGCTGGGCAGCTTGGCGGGTCTCGATTTCCAGAAGGCGTGCGCGAATGTTCGGCAAGTGCAGCGCGGTGTCGGCCAGGCGACTCATCAGCGCAGGGTCTTCGCTCGGCACAGGGTACTTGGATTTCATCGCGGTGTCGGTCAGTCCGTCGATCTTCTGATCCCGGTCCTCGGCCCTGGCCAGATCGGTCAGCATCTCGGCGCCGCTCTGGTAGCCCAGCGTCTTGGCGGCCGTTTCCACGTCGGTCGTGTCCTCGTTGGAGAAGATCGACGGGCCACGGTTCTTGCTCGCCTCGTCGTGCTTGCCGGGCAGCGCAGCCAGTTGATCCTTGCCCAGCAACTTCTCGACCTCGGAGCGCTTCAGCTTGATGCGCGGCGTCTCCCGGCCATCCGGCGTCTCGCCGTGCTGCAGTGCCGACATGGCGCGGTATGCCGGCTCCTGTCCGACCTGGTCAGCAATGCGGCTGCGCATGTCGGCGCGGTCGGCCTTGGCGGCATCAGATTCCGCCTTCAGCGCCAGGTCGTTTAGCTTGCCGTTGAGCTCGTCGCGTGCCGCCTGGTGAGCCGACCGCAGGAGGTTCTGGTACTCGTCCCATTGTTCGACGGACATGCCGGACTTGGCGCGATCGGTCCACGCCGGGGTGTCTGATACGCGCTCCCTGGCTGCCTGAATCTCCGTCTCGCTGGCCAGCATGCGATCAAGCACGCCACGCACATCGTCATTCAGATCATCGACCTTCAGGCTGGACACCTGCTTGTAGATGTTCATCAGCCAGCCCTTGAAGCGGGCGAAGGCACGGCGCAGGCCGATGGTTGGCGCGATCCCTTCCATGACGTAACGCTCGAAGGCGCGCGCCAAGCGTTCGTGCGGCTCGGCCAGCTCCCTGAGACGAGCCTTCTGTCCGTCCGTAGCCTCTCCATCGCCAATAGCCTCATGGATGGCCATCATCTCGTCTCGGGCCTTGATCATGCCGGCGCGGTCACCAAACCCGGACCATGTCATCAGCTTCTGATAGTCGTCCTTGAGCTCCTGGGGCGCGTCGGCGCGATCGACCAGCTTGCCCATGACTTCCGTAAAGTAGTGCATCGTCTCATGGAGGGCCGTGCTGGCGTTCTTGCCCGACCACAGGGTGATGACGTGCGTCAGGTCATCATCGATGTGGTAGGTGCCCTGTGGTGCACCGCCCTCCCCCTGACCCAGGGAGATCCCGCGCTCGGCGTCCTTCTTGGCCGCCTCCATGATCATCTTGTGCCAAGCCGGATCCGCGGCATCCGGGCGCTTCCCGCCGTTGGCCTTCGCCCACTCACGCATGATGGCGAACACATCGAGGCGTCCGGATGCCGGGGCGTTGATGCGCTCGCCCTGCTGCAGGACGATGCGCTTGCCCGTGCCGGGCGCGCGCAACAGGTTCATCTCGCCTTCGGAGCGGTACGGCTCCGGGTTCAGGTCGGCCGGAGGCTCTCCAGTCCAGTCGCGCACCTTGCGCAGGCCGGGCTTCAGATCGTGCTCGTACTCGTCGATCTCCTTCTCGCTGTAGCCCTTGCTGCGGAGATATTCGCGCTCCACGGCGTTGGCGACGTCGTGCGCGTCGTCGTAGGACATGCCCTTCTTCATCAGCCGCGTCTCGGTGATCTCATGCAGCGACGTGGGGATGACGGTCTCGATCTCGCCACCCTCGCGCATCTTCATCTTCAGCGGGAACTGCGGATCGATGTAGCGCTTGGTTTCGGCCACATCCATGCCCATGCCGTAGGGCACGTTCTTGGCTTTGACGAGCGGCACCTTGGGGAGTTCGGCCAGAGACTCGGCCAGGTGCGCCTGGATGGCCGGACGCCCCATCTTGGCTTCGACGGCATCGGCGCGCGCCTTGTCCTGGACGGGGTCGTAGCCGCCATGCGGCTTGCGGCCGCTCGACGTTCCCAGGCCATGGGCGTCGCCCTGCTCTGAGCGCGTCTGCTCGCCCAGGATGCCCATACGCTTGCCAAACTCGGCCAGGACGTCCTTGTTGGAGTGCTTGGCGAGATCGATGCCGAGACGCTTCAGCGCGCTGTTGGCCTCCGTCTCGACGGGACCGGTAGGACCGGATGTGCGCAGGCGGTCCAGCAGGCCATTGATGTTCCCGTTGGAGATCTGCTCCTCGAGGACCGACGGCAACTTGGCGGCCACGCGCGTTTGGAATCCAGCGCGCACATCCTCGGCTGTCATGGGACTGGCGCCGGCATCACCGCGCACCCGATTGAACAGGGCGGCCAGCTTGCTGAAAAAGGTCTGGTGGATGCCGCCCAGGTAGCTCGCGCGCGCCTCCGGTTCGCCGGCCGCCAGGAATTGCTGCTTCACCGTCTCGGCGATGCTGCCGCCTTCGCTCACGGGGGCGGTGTTCGCGGCCAGTTCGGTCTGCGCCAGGATCTTCGCCCGCTCCTGGAGGTCGGCGAGCTTGGTCGGGTCCTCCTGGATGCTCTTGGCCGCCTCCTCGGGGGTGGGCGCATCGGGTGCCAGACTCACCTTGCCGGTGATGTTGGCGCCCTCGCCAGCCTCGGATCCCAGCTGCATGAAGGCGCCCATGGGGACCTTCATCTTGGTCGCCAGTCCCTGGGCCTGCTTGTACTCATCGGTCAGCCCGAGCTTGGCCGCATACTCCTGCGGGGTGGTGCCCAGGGACTCGGCGTGCCTGGCGAAGTCGTCGGCCTGCATCCAGACCGCCGTGCGCCCACGGGCCGCCAACTGGTCGATGAGGCCCTGGACGGCCTTGGCGCCTCCGTCGCCGGTCTGGGCGGCCTGGGACTGCTTGTAGGTGTCGATCCCCATCTGCAGAAGGTCACCATCGTGAACCGCCTGCACCGCTTTCTGGCGTTGGGCCAGGAATGGACGGCTCATGGCATCGGGAAGGGCGAAGGCGGCTCCCGTGATACCGCCCGTTGCCGCCCCTACAGCCAGCCTCCTGGCCACGTTGTCGGGCTTGAGGGCCTCCGGGTCCACTCCGGTGAGATAATCGCTCAGCGAGCCTGCCAGCGCCTGCACGGCCCCTATGCCGGCCTGTGGCACCGCGCTGGTGACCAGTTCCCTGAGTGCGCCACGGTAGCCGGCCGGCACCTTGGCGATCGACTCTTCCGGTGACGGATTGAGGCGCCGGTACTCGGCTTCGGCAAGCTGCTGACGCTGCTTCTCCAGCGCGAGGACCTTGGCGCCCTGCTCTGTCTGTGCGTATTCCGTGATACCGAAAGGCTTTGCGGTTTCACCGGCGCCAGTCGGCCCCCAGCCGCGTTCCAGCACGATCTGCTTGTCGATGGCATCGATCTGCGGGGTGCGGATCTTTTCAAGCGCGCCGGCAGGGATTGATTCGCCGGCGTCACCAAGCAAGTGCTTGGCAACACCGACTTTGCCGAACGCTCCTGGGATGACGGTGTTCAGCAGAGCGTCCATGGCACCTGGAACGATGCCATGCTCCTGCGCGGTCTCGGCACCGCTGACCGCAGCCATGGGCGCCATCGTGGCGGCTACCGGCAGCGCTTCGGTACTCAGGTACTTGGCGATGCGCGCGCCGACGAACGGCGTGAACAGCGACTCGGCGCGCCGGGCCCGCAGGATGCCCTCGGCGAGCTTGCCCACCGGGCCGCCGGCGAGCATCAGCGGGAGGGTAGCGACCTGGCCACCGATCGCGCGCTTGACGTCGCCCCAGACGCCTGGCGACTCCTGCGCCGAGAGGATGCCGGTGTAGTCGGCGGTGGTTCCGGTGGGGTACGGGCCCTGGTGAACGAGCTTCAGGAACCGCTCGCCCTCGGACAGGAATCCGGCGCCGATGTCGCCCAGACCGGCCTTCGCCAGGGTATCGTAGACGCCACGGTTGGCCTGAAGATTGACCTCGTTGGCGAGCTCGTTGTTGCCCTTCTCGCGCAGGCGATCCTGAAGGTCCTGGATCGTGTCATACTGCTGAGCGTTCGCCCCCTGTGGCTCGATGATCTTGCCATGCGAGAACAGGAATCCCTCGGGCAGGACGCCCAGAGCATCACCGTCCGGATTGGCGAGTTGCTGGGTGATGTGCGACAGCGTGGTCAGCACCGGGACATCGTTCTTGGCGATGCCGGCGTTGTTGGGTTGGCTCAGCCAGTTGAGCAGATCTGGGTGATCCCGCTGGAGCTCCGGAACGTTGATCCCCTGAAGGGCCTTGGCGCGGGCTATGTCCTCGACCTTGGCCTCGTTGCCATCGACCAGGCCGGGCGACAGGCCGGTGCGGTTCGAGAGGTCCAGGATCTTGGCATGCTGATCCGGGGACTTCTGCGATGCCGCCAGGAGGCTGGAGCGCAGTCGGACCTCCTGTGCGGATGCGTACTGGTCGATCGCGGTATCGAAGTCGGTCGGGGTGGTTCCCGGCGGGGTCGGCGGTGCTGCAGTCTGCTGCGGAGTGCTGCTGGGTGCTGCATCTTGCTGCACGGGTGGCTTGGGACCGGCATCGGCTAGGTACTGATCCGTGGCAACATCGAAATCAGTGCCCATGATCAGCCTCCTGCCGGCGCAGGATTGTTCGCATCATAGGGGGAATCGCCGGGTTGCGGTTCTTCACCCTTGGGTTTCGTCGGGGTGGCAGCCTTGGCCTTCTGCGCCTTCATGGTCTTCGAACGGTTGTAGATGTTGATCATCGCCTCATCGCGTTGGGCCTGCGTCTGGAACGACACTCCGCGCTTGGCCAGTCCGGCAGCGATGGTCGTGCGGTCAGCGTCCGGGATCTGCGTCGTCGAGAAGGCGAAGTCCGTGGCGCCAGGAACATCGAAGAGCGCCTTCTGTGATGTAGCGCCGGTGGCATCACGGTAGGCCGACTGCAGGGCGACCTGCTTGCCGAGCTCGGTCACTTCGCCGTAGGTCAGCGGGCGCTTCTCCTTTTGCTCCTGGGCTTCGATCTCCCGATCTAGGATGTTCTTGTAGGACACGACGCGCTGCGTGTTCTCCTTGTTCTGGTAGTCGATCTTGGGATTGATGCCTTGCTCGGAAAGGATCTCGCTTGAGACGCGCTCCCGGATGGCGTCGGGGGTGTTCCTTGGCGACTTGGTGGCGTCTGAGGTCTTGCGCGCAATGGCCTCGACCTTCGCCATCTCCAGACGGTTGTAGTCCGCTTCCGACATGCTCGACCGGATGGGGGAGAAGTCCTGGGTCGAACCGCCGTCGGGGTCCGCCGCCATGCGCTCGCGTGCGAGGTAGTAGGCAGGGCTGCCATCCTGGGGCATCGTCAGCTTGATGATCTGGTCCTGCCGGCGCATCAGCTGGTCCTGTTGATCGCCGGTGAGTTGCTGAAACTTGGTGGCTGGCACGGCGTCCTGGAGCTTGATGCCCTGGTTCATCGCCTTGACGCCGTCGTCCATGATCCCCTTCTGCTGAGCCATGGTCTGCTGGTCCTTGACGCTGAAGTAACGCTCTCCCTGCTCGGCGACCTTGTTGTAGAGCCTGAGGCCTTCGGCGCCCTCGAAGCGTGGATCATTCTTGCGGGCTTCCTCGAGGGTGTCGAAGTAGGTCGACCTGGTGGCCGGATTGCCCTTGTCATCTGGCTGGGTGAACTCGCCGAACAGCTCGTTGGTGGTGGCGTCGACCTCGACGTTCTTCGCTGCGCCCTGGAGGATCCGGCGCTGGGAGTGCTCTATCTCCTGCCCGTGGGTGTCCATCAACTGCTTGGCGTAGTCGAGTTTCCCGGTGTTGATGGCATCCTCGGCCACGGCGGCGTAGGTCGCGCTCTTGGCGTTGGCGATGTTGAGATCGATCTGCGCCTGGGGCTGACCGGACCGCTCGCCGTAGTCCTTGATCAGCGCCACTTGCTTGTCGACCTGGTGCTGGAGCGGATCGCCTTGCGCCGGATCTGCTGGGAGGTCGTAGGTGTTCAGCGCGGCTTCCTGCGACATCTTCACGCTGGCCGTGACGTTCTCGCCGTCCCACTTGTTGTACTGGTTGCGCTCGTAGACGAATCCCTGGCGCTGCACCATGTTCAGGTGCTCGTTGCTTGAGCGCATGAACTGCGCCTTGGCCATCGCGCTGGGGAGCTGCGCGGCGATCTCGCTCTGCTTGGCCTTATAGTCGGCCATCGTCTGTTCGACCGCTGGACCGGCATCCTTGCCCAGGTTCTGGCTCAGCAGGCCGCCCTTGGGGTCGTAGAGCTTCTCGTTGTCGAGGGCCTGGAACTGGGTCTGCGCGTCGACGGCGGTGGCGTGGGCCTTCCAGTAGGCCATGCGCTGCTGGATGGACGCGGACTCTTCGATCGCGCCGCTGATGGGCGTGGATAGAGGAACGTTCGCCGTCAACTCCGCGTTGGGCTCAACCTGCGGGGCTACGGTCGGGATCTGATCTTCGGGCTGTTGGCCGGGCATGGGCTACACCTGACTGTCGAAGATTGACCCGCCACCGCCGTTGCTGTTGTCCGCGTAGACCTGGCCGGTGGAACCGCGCCCCTTGTAATTCGGATCTGCATCCCGCTCCTCGGCTGCCCCGCTCTTGATGAGCGCAGCCAGGGCGGCTTCGTTGCCGGCGACGCCAGCCTGCTTGGCCTGGAAGTCCATGTTGGCGGCCTTGACCTGATAGCCGAAAGCAGCGCGCGATGCGTTGATCTCCAACATCATCTGGTCCATACGACTGGTGGCCGTGGTGCCGGCCTGGACGGTGCGATTGGTGCCAGCGGTTGCCACGGTGTTGCCGCCGGCCGCAGCGCCCTGCTCGGCGCCACGTACGATCTCGCCGCGGATCTCGCGGTTGCCGGCCTCGAAGCCGCCGGCGCTGATGGCCTGATCCGCCTGGATGCGCGCATTGTTGGCGTTGAAGGTGTCGATGGCCTTGTTGCGCTGGCCGGCCGAGTAGGCCTGAGCCGCACCGGCGACGCCGGAAAGACCATCACTCATCATGGCCGTGTCTGAAATTGGAGTACCCTACCCTTCCGCTGTATAGCCAGTCGGAGCGATGGCGCTGATCGACATGGGCAATGGATCGGTCTGCTGCAAACACACCTGGCCGCTGTCCTGCCAAGCACCCGCCAGCGGGATGAGCGCGCGCCCCGTGAATAGTGCCGGGGCCTGTCCCATGGGCTCGAACTGTATGCCGCGCTGATCCCATTCATAGAGGTGCTGGAAGTCCGGACCCCAGTAGCCGCCGCGGGTGTTGTAGAACATCACCGCGGCCTCGACCATCAACTGCTCCTTGTTCATCAGTGTCTCGGTGCGGCCACCGCTATCGCGCGGGAGCGTCTGCACCTGGCCGATGATCGGTAGGCCGGCGGTCAGGACGAGGTAGTTCCTGGTGGTAGTGAAGACGCCCGCGTTGCTGACCACGGTCGGCGTGGCGTCCGTCAGCGCGTTGGCCACCACGGCACCGTCGCCCTGAGCGCTGATCGCCAGACCGGCGAGCTGGGTCATCCCCGAGAAGGTGTTGGCCATCAGGCCCCAGGTGGTCAGCGCGATGCCCTGCGCCCAGGTCGGGACGTTCTTGCTCGGCGTGCAGGTCACGATGCTCGTGCTGGTGATGCCGATGATCGTGAAGACCACCTGGTCGATCACCCAGCCGATGGGGTACGGCGCGGGGATGGTGTTGGCGTTCGCGGTCGTCGGGTCGATCGGCATCAGCTGCGTGCCGTTGGCGATCTCGCGCAGGACCACGGCGTTGCCGACGCTCAGCGTCCCGAATGCCGCCACGCTCGAGGTCAGGGTGATGACATCGTTCGGCGTCCAGGTCCCGGCGGTCGAGCTGGTGACCGTGGTCGCCGACGTGTTGCGTCCGTCATAGGTCATGCTGCAGTCGGTGAAGATCGCGTCGGTGAGATACTGGAGATCGGCGAACTCCCGGTTGGCCAGACGCTCGATGGTGCGCTGGGTGGCGCCCAGGACGGTGCGGTTCACGACTAGGTAGACGGTCACTGCCGGACCCTCGCGCACACAGCAGACCTGCTCGACGATTCCCAGGTAGAAGTCGTGCGCGCTCCACGCCCACATCTCCTGGTCCATTATGTAGGTCATGCCCAGCAGCGCGCCCTTGGTCTGCACGCACCAGACGATGGAGTTCCATGTTTTCTGCCAATCGATCTGCAGAATGGTGTTGTTCTCGAAGAGCTGGGGGGCGTAGAGCGTGGTGTCCTTGCCGGCATAGGTGGTGGTGTAGATCGAATAGCGGAGATCGCGGATGATGTTCGCTGCCGAGTCGACGTAGATGGCCGTGATTCCGATGGCGAAGCCCGAGACGAGCGCGGCGCCGGACGTTCCGTTGCGCTGGCACGCCGTGGCGGTTGCCGTCACCTCGCCGAAGGCATTCCCGGGCGCCACATATTCGCCGCCGCTGGTCAGGATCACCATCTTGCCGATGTCGATGATGCCGTTGATGAACTGGCGCTCATTGCCGGTCAGCGTGAAGCTGAAGGCCATGGCATCGGTGACGGGCAGGAAGTTGGTGAAGTTGTGGTAGTCGGTGATGTTGCTGCCCCACGCGGTCTGCGGGGCGTTGAAGGTGTTGGCGAACAGGAGGCGCGACTGCATGGCGGCGACTACGGCTGGGTAGTCGTTGGGCGTCGAGAACAGCGGGATCTGGGCGGGCGGCTGCTTGGCGGTATTCGGCGTGATGCCGGTGTCATTGAAAGAGGTGATCACCGATGATCCGATGAAACCAGGGATGCCATTCACGATCGAATAGATGTTATACGATGCGGCTCCTGTCACGGGATTCCATGAGATGGCGTTCGGGTAACTTCCGTTCGGCGGCAGCGTGGTGATCACACCCGCGTTGCTCTGGAACCCCTCTGCTCCACTCGCCAAGCTGACAGCGGTGATCACATAGTCATAAGTGACGTAACCAGGGCCTGGCGGCGGCTGGGTGCTCGGGGGAATGCCGGTGTCGGTGAACGTCGTCGTGATGCCGCCAGCGACATTGGCCATCAGGCCGAACTGCCCGGTGGTGTGGTTCAGCTTGTAGACGTAGAACCCCGTGGCTTCCGGCTGGTTATTCGTCCAGCTGATGACCACATTGTTTGCCGCATCGGCCTGGCCGACCGTGCTGATGGCGATGGGGCTCAATGGCAGGTAGGACGCGATCGGCAGGTAGGCCGAGACCACATACTGATCGGGTGGCTGCAGCGTGACATCACCACCAACGGCGGTGACAGCGCTTGGTGCATTGCCTGCCACCAGTGAGTTCGTCACGTTGACGCCAGTCGGTGCCGCGATGCCGGTGGTGGGCGTGAATGCAGCCATGGTCCACAGTTGAAGCAGTGAATAGGTCAACTGCTGCGGCTGGAAGAGTTGGTTCGCAATGAAGAGTTGGTCTTGGATCTGTGCAACCGTCAGGGTGGCCAGGGCCGCCTGCGGGATGGACGTCGGGAGCTCATAGACCGTCGCACTCGGCTGTGCATACCAGTAGGTCGCATTTGGCGGTGCATTGTTGGTCGTGTTGGCGATGCAGAGATAGTAGACCCCGGCGTACAGGACCATCATCCCAGGCGTGTAGGCCTGTCCGCTGTTCCACGGGTTCTGCAGGAGGAGCGCCCAGGTCGCATTGAATGTCGGCGATGGGGTGACGTTGGTGTTGACCGCCTTGGCCTGGAAGTAGTTGGATCCCGATGACACCACGGTCCCGACCTGATAGGTCGTCAGGCTCGACCACGCAGCGGCCGGAAACAGACCATTCATCGGTATCGGTCCGATGGGCGCACCATTGAGATAGAAGCGCAGATACAGGTTGCCCATCTCGAGCAGCAGTTCCTGGTTGGTCGAGATCCCGAACTTCACCAGGCGCACCTGGTTGGCCGAGTTCTTCACGTTCGCGACGTAGACCGATCCGCTGCGGTTCTCGATCGCGCCATTGCGCACGACCAGGAAATTGCGCAGGACGGCGAAACCGGACTGGTACTTCTGGAGATCGACGCGGCCGAGAAGCTGGGGGGAGAGCAACCCGCCCGAGAAGCTGGACTGTCGGAGGGTGGCGGATTCAGCCATTGTAGCGACCGCGCACGAACTCGGAATTGTAGTCCACCTGCGGCTGCGAGTTCTGCTGCGAATTCAACATCTGCCCCCTCGCCTTCGCCTTCCAGAACTCGTAGAGCTTGATGTTCTCCTCGCGGCGCTTGGCATCCCGGCACAGCGCGTAGAGCTCGACGGCCACGCGGAAGGCCAGCAGGTTGGCGAAGTCGTACGAGAAGACCGCGGCATTCTGCTGCTGGGTGGTGTAGCGGATCCAGGCGTTGGGCGCGTCGGTGTAGATCAGCCGGCCCACGTTGTCGACGCCATCCTCGAACGGCCAGGGGTTCGCATCACCATCCTGGCGAGCGAAGGCCAGGGACTGGTAACCGGCGTTGCTGGGGATGCCCGTCATCGGCGGGATGATGGGCGGCGGGGCAACGATGTTGCCACAGACGATGCGCCGCACGGCCAGGCAGTCGGAGGGGTACCGGTAACTGTAGATCCACTCTGGGGTCGCCGGAACTCCTACGGTCGGCGTCGGGCCGCCCACCTGGTTGAGCGCCACGTAGAGCATGGCGAACGGGTACGGCCAGTCGGTGAGCTCGGCATCCCGGCAGAAGTAGTACCAGAACTGAAGCTGCGCCATCTCGTTCGACTTGGGCGCGCCGGTCAACGAGCTGACGTTCTGGGATGAACCAATGCGGTTCAGCGCCATGTTCGAGATTGAGAGATCGCTGAGCTGGACGGTCGTCACGGGCTACTCCACAGTGAGGCGCCCCGGTGACTCCTAGCGGGCCATCGCGGCGCGGGTCGCGTCGTTGATCGCCGCCAGGGGATCCTTCACCTGGTTGTGCACGCCGGTCAGCGGGATGCCGACGCCGGGGGTGAAGCCAGGGCCGTGGCCGACGATGTCGCTCTTGAGGTTCGGGATGGCGGCGCCGGGCATCCGCATCCATTCCTCGCGGAAGTGGTCCTTATTCTTGATCCGGAAGCGGTCGCCGGGATTGCGCAGCCAGGCATGCATGGCGCCCGGCTCGGGGTAGGTGCCCTGGTTGTAGGCCTCGACCTCGATCGTCCACTCGGGCGGCGGGAGGGCGGCGACGCGGGCAGCCTCGTCGCTGACCTTCTTGGCCTCGGCCGCCACACGAGCCTCGTCGCGCGCCAGCATCTCCTTGAGCATGCCGACGAGCTTCTGGTTCTCGGCCTCGAGCGCGGCCAGGCGCCCATCGGTGTCGCCGACCGGGGGCTTGGCCTGGGGCGCCGGGGACTGCCGGATGGAGTCGTTCTGCTCGTTGAGCACCGCCGTCGACATGGTCGGGGTGGCGGGCTCCTGTTCTTTGACTTTCCTGGGCATGACGAGCTCCGGGTGAGGCGACGAAGGCAGGGAGGGCTACTTGACCGTGTAGCCGATCGGCAGCGGCAGGTTGTCCTGCATCGCGTCGTTGGTCAGCCAGGAGTTCAGGCTGCCAGTCGAGTGGGTACCGACGCTGATGGCCTTGATGCGGATGTACCGGTAGTTGTTGAGGTTCAGCTGCGCATTGGCGTAGATGAACGCACGCGGGACCTTCATCTTGAACTCGGCGTTGATCAGCAGGCTGGCCTCGGCGATGACCCCGGTGTCGAGGATGATCACGCTGGTACCGGCCGCGAAGGTCGGGTCGGTGTTGTTGCCCTGGAGCTGGAGGTCGAGGCTGGTGCCGACCGTGAAGGTCGCGGCCAGCTGGATGTACCAGATCCAGTCGCTGCCCATGCCCCAGTCATCCAGTGCACCGGTGTCGAGGTAGACGCTCGGGTACTGGGTGCCGGTCGTGGGCGCGAAGGCCGTGGCCAGCTGAGTGTTCGCGTCGAGGATGGCCATGGCAGGAGCTCCGGAAGGTTCCGTGGGGGTAGGTCTGGTCGGTGCCTGAGATGACTCAGGTCACCTGGCTCTCGGTGCTGAGGAGCTGGTCGCTGTTCAGGATGGGGATGCCCATGTGGAAGAGCACCTTCAGCCCGAAGATCTCACCCCAGGTCAGGGTGTTGTTGCGCTTGTTGTCGGCCTGGATGTGCAGCATCTCGCGGATGGTGCGGTTGCAGACCCAGACGTTGCGCGCCGAGATCGGGATCGAGGTCATCGGGTTGCCGGTGGTCGAGGCCGGCATGCTGATGGACGGCAGGCGGTACAGCGCCTTGGTCATCAGCTTGATGAGATCCGCGGCGTTGTTCTCGTTGGTCAGATTGGTCGTGTCGATGTTGGCGATGCGGACGCACTGCCTCCAGTCCTTCAGCGCGATGCCGCAGTTCCAGGTGAACTGGTCGCGGTAGACCGGCAGCATGGTGGCCGCGTAGCCGGCGGTGACCTGGGCGATCTGCTGGCCCCAGTCGCGGTGCTGGAGACCGCTGGCCATGCCGCGCGGGAAGATGCCGGTCAGGCTCTTGGTGCCCAGGCCGATGAGGTACATCGAGGCGTTGACGGTCGAGGTCCCGCCGCCATCCAGGACGTTCTGGGCGTTGGCCGCGTTGGCGCTGTTGACGGTCGGGTAGCGGCTCGAGAGGCCGTAGAAGTCCGACGTGGTCTGGGTCGAGTTGCCGTAGAACAGCAGGCCGCTGAACTTCTGGCTGAGCGCCTCGAAGTAGGGGATCGCCATGCGCAGGCGGTAGGCGCCGACCTCGCCATTGAGCTCGGCCATCTTGATGTCGACCTCGTTGAACACGTCGAGGATGCTCATCGCATCGTCGAACTGTGCCACGCGGCTGGTCGAGGTCGCGATGCCGGCGCCGAGTTGGCGGCTGGAGACGGTCGGCAGCAGGACCTGCACCGTGGTCCGATTCATCAGCGCGCCGTTGCTCTCTTCCCAGAGCATGTACTGGTTGATCTCGTTCGACTGGTTCAGGATGCCGATGATGTCGGCAGCCTTACCGTCCGGATCGCGCCCCTTGGTCCAGTTGAGGAGGGTATCAACGCCAGAGGCGAGGGCAGTAGCCATGGTGAGTTCCTAGGAAGGAAGTGGTCATTTCGTGCCAAACCAGCGCTCACCGGCCGATCTGAGATCAGTGGCCGTGTGAGATTGCCCTTCGATGGGCTTGTCTTCTTGGAGTAGTTTGCCGATCGCGGCGAGATCCTTGAGGACCGCTGGATCGGAGCCGTACGGGCTGCCCTTGAGCAGCTTGGTCACGTGCGGCATGTTGACGAGGGCGCGGTTCGCCAGTGCCTTCGCGGCGGCGAACTTGGGGCCGGCGAGGTCGGGATCCTTGGCGGCCTGGGACTCGAAGTCATCGTACATCTTGTTCAGCGTGGCGCGCGCTTCGACCTGGGTGGCGGCGCGAACCTGCTCGACGACCCTGGACTCGCGATTGACCAGGAGCTGGGCGACCTCGGGGGCCAGCTTGTGCTCGCGCCCGTAGTTCTCGATCGCCTTGAGGTCGTCCGCGGTGAGCAGCGACTTCTCGGGCGCCTTGAGGTCGTACTTCGGCGCGTTGGGATCGACGACGACCGGCGGCGCTTCGGCCTTCTTGACCTCGGGCGGCGCGGTGACGGTCTCGTCGATCAGGGTCTTGCGCACCGGCGGCGCGTTGGGATCGACGGCCGGATCGGGCGTCTTGGTCTTGGCCGCTTCCGCAGCCTTGGCCGCTGCTGCCGCGTCCGCTGCGGCCTTGGCGGCATCGGCACCAGGTGCGGTCGACCCGGCTGGCAGCGTGGTGGCGCCCGGAGCAACGACCGGCGTCGGGCCGGCGGGCGGTGTGGCGGGTGCAGCCTGACGGGACGGATCATTGGCGGCCAGCGGCAACGTGTCGCGCGGTGCGTCGATCTTCACCGTGGTGGTGATGCTCGGGGGCTGCGTGATGGTGGTTGCGTCTGGCATGTCTGGGTGTGGTGGTGGTATTTCTAGACGCAGGCGTTCAATTAGTCAACGTTTTCTTGATCCTTGGTGCGTTTATGCAACGCGACCTGCCGTTCCTGCTCATCGATCTTGGCCTGTGCCGCGCGTTCGAGCAGCAGCTCCGGGTAGGTCGCCAGCGAGTGGCTGGCCAGGATTTTCAGGATCTCAGCGCCCACCCAGCGACGACCCTCCGCGCGCTGGATCATGATCGGATCGCTGTCGGCGATGCTGAGCATGTCGCAGATTTCGAGCAGACGGTAGACGAAGCGGCGACCGTGCACGCTGGTCAGGATCGCGGTCAGATCCAGCTTCTCCTGATCCTGGCGCCGACCGGCCTGCAGGACCGAGACCTCGATCTGGTTGGTGTCGGCCGCGTTGGGCTGCGGCGGCTCGAAGCCCTGAGCCGTCGGCAGCGTGTCCTCCGGAAGATCATCGGGGTTCTCGCTCATCCGGGCTGCCCGATCGCCTTGGAGATGCCGCTGAGGTCAGGCGCACCACCTCCTGCGGTCTGTCCCAGGGCGGCTACGGCCGGCGCCAGGTTCTTCGCGTTGGCTGCGATCTGCTGCGCCTGCTGGGTCTTCATGCGTTGCTCACGGATCTTCTGGATGTCCTCGTCGCTGTTCATGCACTTGGGCGGAACGCTGAGATCTTCGCCGTACTCGCGGTTCATCTCATCGCGGTTCATCAGGTCGCCGGCGCTGGGATCGACCGCGATCTGGCTGCTGACGAAATTGTTCCAGCGGTCCAGCGAGGCGATCTTGAGCATGCGCTGAGCCTGGGCCAGGATCGACTCGAAGTGGAAGCCCGGGGTCTTGCCACGCAGGACCTCGGGGGGTGCCGGGATCTTGCCCTTCCGGCGCAGGATGTTCCACGTGCGCTGGATCAACGGCTTGAACAGCTCGTTGTTGCTGCGCTCAAGCACCGGGCCGAGCACCAGCATCTTCTCCTCCTGCTTGGCCCTGATCTCCTCGGCGGTGACCTGGCGCCGGTCGCTCTCGCTGATCATCAAGAACAATTTCTTGTAGTACGCGTCCTCGATGCGATCGTGATGCTCGCGGATGTCCTCAAGCACGTGCTCGATGTCGAACTTCATCTCGAACGCCGGCTTGAAGCCCATCGAGCCGTCCTTCATGTCGCCATAGGTGATGTCGCCCGGCAGGATGCTCATCTTCTGGTTGGCCATCGCGGGCGACGCGATCATCGGCGGCTTGACCATCTTGTCGACGGCCTCGCTCTTGCGCTTCTGGAGCAGCTGCAGCCCCATCACGTCGCCCAGGCAATCCATGCCCGGGGAATTGCCGTAGAAGTTCTCGCCGGTGATGTCCCAGCGGCTGCAGATGATCGGGTTCTCGTTGAATCCCGAGCGGCGCAGCAGCTTGCCCTCGCCCTTCTCGACGGCGTAGGTGTTCAGCTCGTAGTGGACGCTGACCCAGCGCTTGAACTTGTGCGCCAGCGAGCCGTAGTAGGTGTTCGGGTGGATCACCTGAACGACGGGCCACCAGGTCTCTTTCTGGCCGCCCGACGGCGAATCGAAGTAGGACAGGACTTGGCTGGAGATGTTCTCGCGCGGGTAGTCGGCGACGATCTGCGCCGCGGTCATGTTCACGATGCGCAGGATCAGCGTGATGCGCAGCGCCGAGTCGCCGGCGACCATGTAGCTGCCGATCGGGTACGGGAAGCAGCGGATGTCGTCTTCGCGGTCCTCGACGACCGAGAATGCCTGCGTGCCGTAGAGCGCCATGTCGCGGTAGGCGTTGACCAGCGTGGGGTACACGTTCGATTTCAGGAAGGCGTTGCGCACCTGGTCGGCGCCGTGCTCGCAGTAGTCCTGGACCTCGGACAGTTCCCGCAGTTCGTCGTCCTCGGGCTGGACCTTGAACCATTCGCGCGACGGGCTGGACATGCCGCCCATCATGCCGGCCGAGCACGTCCGCAGCGCCAGCGTGGCGCAGTTGTCGACGATGTCGTAGTCCTTGCGCTGGCCCTGATCCGGCTGGTTGATCGGGTTGAACCGGGACGAGCGCGGGAGGTTGAACCGGGCGAGTTGGGACCAGTGGGGCAGCCAGGACGACTGCTCGGTCTGCATGTACGACCGCAGCGATTCGTAGTAGGTCCGGAGCTGGATGTCGCTCTGCGGCCCCAGCAGGATCTGCTCGAATGGTGAGGTCGCTACTCGCATTTCAGTTCAGCGCGAACAGCCCAGTTGCGGACGTGCCGGTCGCCTTAACCTGGGTCACCGAGAACGGCAGGATGGTGCCGGCTGTCGCGGTGACGGCTGGGATCTGCACGGACGCGCCACCGATGACGACCTGGATGGTTCCTGCTCCCGTGACGAGGATGCCCCTGGTCGCAAAGCCCAGCGGTGTCGTGTCACTGGGTGTGACCGCGACCATCGACGTGTACGGGGCCAGCGGCTCCTCGACGTGCGGCTTGAGGTTGACGTTCGCCATGGGTTCTCCTACGAGCCGAGTAAGGTCTTGCGTGGTGCGAGAGGATCGTTCGAGATGCCGCCGCCCTCGCCGGGATTGCGGCTGTTGCTGGTGCCGGCCACCGATTGCGATTGCTGCTCTGCGATCTTGGTCTGCGTGGCGACGTCGACCTCGCCGCCGGTCGCACTGGCCGGTGCCGCTGGCTGGGCTGGCTGGCTCGGGCTCTTCTTCGACTGGCTCATGGAGTACGCCGTCGAGGCGGCTGCCAGGGCGACCAGTGCGACCTCGCCTGCTCCAGCGGCAGCCACGTCAGATCTCCGTCCGAGGGTGGAGCTGACGCGCGTACTGGACCTCGACCATCCCGAAGCCCATCCACTCCAGGAGCGGGCTGAGATCGTAGCGAGGACGAGAGCCGACGTAGAACATCGTCGCCCCCTCCTCAGTCGAGACCTTCATGGCGTGCTTGAGCAGGGCCCGGCCGGCGTCGGTACCGCTGCGCCACTCGGGCCGCACGTAGACCCCATCGACGCGCGCGATCTTGGCCCCGGTGTGGCTGTGGCGGCTGAGCACGACCGAGCAGTACCCGATCAACTCGCCGGTGGCCACGTCGGTGTCGGCGCGCATGGTGACCATACGCAGCCCTCCGACGGCCTGGAGTTGCTCGTAGGTCGATGTCGCCAAGTTCAGCGCGATCTCGGGCGTTCCGGTCACTTCCTCGTAGTGCGAGCGCGCCAGGGGCATCAGTTCCGGCCACAGATCGGCGTAGCTTTCGCAGCCCAGAATCAGCGTCTCGCGGTGTGCGAGGGTCTGGAGCTTCTCGGTTCGCATGTGGTGAATCTATACGCATGTGTTGAAAATATCAACCTACGCCATAGCTTACCGCCAGGAGACACCTATGGCACTGCGCGGACTGATCCTTCTCGACGGTGTCACCGGCACAGGTCTTGGTCAGACCGCTGGCATCATGTTCGAATCCATGGCGATCGGCGCTCTTGGCGCTTCGGCGCCCGGTGGGTCGAATCAGTACTACCCCTTCCCCTACGAGCTCTTCATCGCCTGCCTGGGTGGAACGGCGACGGTGCAGATCAAGACCGGCAACACGATCGCCGGCCTGACGGTCGAGAACACGCTGACCATGGCGCTCAACCAGAGCATCAACCGCGTCGGCCGTCTGAAGTACCGGTACCTGGCGCTGAATGTGAGTGTGATCAGCGGTGCGACGCTGAACGCCTACCTGCGCTTCCCCTGACCCATTCGGGACACCGGCGTCGCACCTGGTGGATTCCGAGACGAAGACCTCGCCATGTTGCGAGGTCTCGTTGTTCTAGGCCGTTGGCACAATTCCCATCCGCCGTCCTGGACTCGAACACTTCGCCGGTAGTCTGAGGCGAAGGAGTCTCATCATGGATTATCCACGTGCCCAACAGGCCTCGACGGCGCAAGCCCGACAGGCATCACAGATGGACCAGACGCGCATGCGCTTGGAAGCACTCGGCAAGGCGCTGAACAGCCTCGACGGCGATCTCGCCGATCGTCTGCTCGCGGCTCGATCGCACTTCGAACACCCGCGGCCGGCGAAAGAGGAGTTGAAAGGCTCACCGATGCCGCCCAGTGGTGGACCGCTTGACGGTCAGATGAACGAGATCGAACAGACCATCCAGTCCTTGGTGGGCAAGGTCGCTGGATTCCGGGAACTGTTCGGATAGCCTACCGGCCTCTGAATCGCGGACGAGGGTCGCAGACGTAGATACGGAATGCGGACGCACCGGCCAGAGCCGGGACCTGATGACTCCGAGTAAGCCGGGGGACCAACAGCCCAGGAGAAATACCTGGGCTGCCTCGTTTCTACTGCTCGGCCAAGAACCGTTCCATCGGGTTGTACTCGTCCTTGGCGTGATGCATGTGCTGGTTCGCCGTCGGATCCGCATGGTTCATCTTGGGCATGACCGGGCTGGCGAAGGTGTTGGCCAGCGCGTCGGCAATGTCCGGTGAGAAGCCCAGGCGCGCCTTGATGTGCTCCTTGGGCTCGACGATGATCTGGTCCTTCTTGAGCGTGTAGGTTGGCGCTGTGAGCTCCTTGGTCAGCTCATCGATGATCGGCAACGGAAGCGTGCCGCGGTCCTTCACCCACTCGGCCATCTCCCAGTGAACCTCGGCGCGCTTGTTGTAGAACCGCTGGTCGGTCGCCTGGCCTGAGCCATAGACCGGGACGCAGGCGAATCCGGCCTGGCGCAGACCATCCTCGACGCCGGCGCCGTAGCCGCCCGAGCCATCGACGAAGATCATGTCGGGCATCCACGACATCGCGATCTTGGCCACGTTGGCGACGATGACCTCGGTGCGGGCCGCGCGTAGGATTAGCGGTACCGACGCGAACAGGCCCTGGCGCGGGAAGATCACCGTGCGGTCGTCGCCGAAGCGGGCCACGTCGATGCCCAGGACCTTGGCGGCGTGGGTGTAGGCGCTGGGCGGGCACTGGCGCTTGACCGATCTGGTGCAGTCATCGGGGCCGAGCAGGGCGTTGATCGACGACGGCGGGAATCGGCCAAACACGTTGACCAGGACCCATGGGTTCTCTTTCCCGAATCGCTCGATCTGCTCCTTCGCCCACTTCACGTCCACGCGAGACGAGCGCTTCGGATCATCGGGATCCGACGTGATCTCGGTCATGTGCCACTGTTCGCGATCCGTTGTGCATGCGCGCCACAGCGGGCCGCTGGTCATGGTTGGGTTTCCGGCCATCACGATTTTGGTGTCCTTGCCGGTCGCCAATCCGGCCTCAGCTGCGACCATCACGCTTTCGGGGATGCTGCCGACCTCGTCGATCACGAACATGAGGTTGTCGGCGTGGAGTCCGGCCAGGGTGTCGGCCTGCTGCGTCGAGTCGGCGCCCTTCGACCAATTGCGCGCGCTGCACCACCACGTCTCTTCATGGTGCTTGCAGACGATGCGCGTCTTGCTCCAGGTGAACTGCGACAGGAGCAGCGGGCTGTTGTGCTGCCATTTGGCCAGCTCGGTCCACAGACCATCCGAGAGGTTGTCGCCGCTGATCGATGTGCAGGCGATCTTCGGATGAAGCCTGGTCACCAGGAAGTTCCAGATCATCCAAGACAGGACGGCGGTCTTGCCCGGACCTTTTGACGCCCGTGCGCCGATGCGCCGATGCGTTGGGAACGCGGCCAGCATGTCGGCCTGCCATCCATCCGGCTCGGCCTTGAGGCATTCTCGAACGAACGCGATGGGGTCTTCGCGCCAGCGGCGGATGGTGTCGGATGCTTGGCTCATTTGATGATCTCCAGATGTGTCCAGCGTTTCCCGTTGACGACCTGACTGACGGTTGCCCCACACAGACCGAACCTCACCGCAAGGGCGCGCTGCGTCACTCCACCAGCGGCGTATATCCGTCTGATCTCCAGCACGATTTCATCCGTCAGCTTGGCCATCGGGTGCTTCTCGCCTGTGGGGTGCGCCGATCTACCCTTGAGCGCGCGATCGGTATTGTTCAGCCCGTTCGTGCCGGCCCAGAGATGCTTCGGGTTGCAGCACGCTCGGTTGTCGCAGGAGTGGCAGACCGCTGGCGGATTCTGGTCGTGGGCGATTCCGAAAGCAATGCGATGGGCACGCAATGAGTGCGAAGTGCTCGCGAACTTTCCGTAGCCGCGATCACTCTTCAACCCGAGCCATGGCCAGCACTCATCTTCGCCGCCGCGCTTGACCTTGGACCAGAAGAGATCGACGTTGACGCTGAAGGTGCGGATGTAGTTATTCATCCCACCAGCTTGTCATGGACCCTCATGTAATCAACCGGGCTTCTTTTCCGGCGGCTTGGGCAACGACTCACTCACCAGCTCTTCAAGCGTCAGATGCCCCGAGTGCTCGACCGCCGTCTTCTCGCGCCAGTCCTGCGAGCGCTTGTTGCTCAGGAAGAACTTGATCGCGTGGACATCGGGCGGGTAGTGGGACTCCTTGTGCTCGTAGCCCTCAGCACGTTTCATCAGCGCGCGCTCGACACGATCAATGGCGTCGCTCTTGCCCTGGGCTATTGCTGCGGCAAAAGTCGGATGTTCGTCGATCCACCTGGTGACGGTACCGCGGTCGATTCCAAGAGCTTCGGCCAGATCCATGTATGACTTGCCCGCGGCCATCATCTCCCTGGCCACCTTGGGTGACTCGATGATGTCGAACTTGGACGGTCGACCGAGCGCGTCGTGATCCTTGGTGAGCTTTTTCTTCATGCGCAGTTCAGGCTAGCCGATTTCTTCGCCCGTTCCATCCTCTTGGCTTTCAGCTTGGCCAGGACCTTCAACTTGTGGTCGTGGTACCACTTTCGTTTTCGCTCACGGTCCCTCATTTTCGACGCGCTCAGGCCATCGATCGGTGCCGGTGGTCGCCCCTGAACTGATCCCTGCAACGCCTTCTCGCGTCGTCGTGCAACCCAGATCGAAGTCTGGATGGCATGGGTCAGGCGCTTGCGCTGCATGCTGCTGAGCAGGTGCAGATCGAGGCGCCAATCCGCCGTGCACAGAGCTACGAGGCGATCGAGGGCGATGGTCATGGCTCGGTCCAAGCTGCGGCATTGACCTCGGCATCCGCCTGGCGCTGAGGATCCTCGGTGCCCCTACGGTTGCGGTACGGATCCATGAGTGGTGGCCGACAGAGCTTCATCGCCGCCATGATCGTCCAGGCGT